CGCAGAGAATCAAGGCCAAGGATGCTGGTACTACGGGTCAATGGCCCGTACAGCATGGCTTGACAGCGGACTGCGGGATTACCCTATAGCATCCACATACACCTACAACATCGTTAACCATGAGCAGGGCGTGGACAACAACGAAACAGCAACCACATTGCCAATTGAGGCGTTTATTACGTCTGCTGAGTTTGATGTGGATGACGGGGATAGGTTTGGTTTTGTGTGGCGAGTCTTGCCTGATGTGAAGTTTAGCGGCTCAACTGCAACGAATCCTCAGTTGACTATGTATTTGAAACCCATGCAGAACTCAGGCTCTGGGTATAACGATCCCACATCCTTGGGCGGCTCAGACAATGCCACCGTTACTCGCACGGCAACAGTTCCAATTGAGGCGTTTACCGGGCAGGTATACATCAGGGTGCGAGGCCGTCAGATGGCTATGGAGTACCGTTCCACCGCTCTGGGAGTTCAGTGGCAAGCTGGCTCACCCCGAATTGACATCCGTCAGGACGGTCGGAGATGAGTGACATTAGCAAAGTTGTTGCGCCACGGTTGCCCAATGCGCCGCTTGGGTATGAGCCAGCGTATCAAGACCAGTTTATGAACATCCTGCGGTTGTATTTCAACCAACTGGATAACTCCACCCAGCAACTCACTTCAAACAACAACCTGCTGTATTCTGTTTACACAGTGGCTACGCTGCCAAGTGCGGTAACCAGCGGCAAGGGGGCAAGGACATTTGTGTCTGATGCCTTGGCTCCAGTGTTTGGAGCAACCGTGGTGACAGGTGGCGCTGTAGCCACGCCCGTGTATTCAGACGGCACAAACTGGAAAGTTGGTTGACATGACACCACAAGAACAAGCGGCTGAAAGCGCTAAGTATTTAAATACTGACGTAACTCCAATTTCAATAGGTAGTAAGCCGACGCTTAATTTTTACGAAGAAACAGGTTATGGCAGCGGGAACATAATTAGTGCGTCTTTGACTGGCGGCGATGGAAACCCATACTTTTTTGTTTCTAGGGATTATGTAAACAAAGGGTTTGTTCAAGAAGCAAACCCGTATATGCCCGCTACGCAATTTTATAACCCTCAGTTTCTTAGCCCGACAGTGTTTGATAACGCTGCACAATATAAATTAGATACCGGAACGCAGGGGTTTGTTTGGAAACAAGACGACGCAAAAAACCTTGGTATCTATGACTCAAACTCAGGCACTATAGCCAGTAAAAGAGGATACGCCATTAATGGGTCTAACCCGGCCATCTTAGGGATTAGCTACCCCGTATATACTTCTGACGCTTTTAAACAAAACCTGTCATACGTATCAGCGCCTGAAAAAATTAACGATCAGACGGTTGGCCAGCAATTTATTACTGGGGATGGAACACGGTACGACGGAACTTTTGGGTATCAGTATTATCTTCAAGGGTGGCTTGCCGACAGGCTAAGAGCAGGTCTTCCAACTGTCAATGCTCTTATGCCAATTGTGCTGGAGGTTTTGGCTCCCGGCAGCGGGGCGGGGGCAACTTGGGCGGCCACTTCAGCAGCCACGGCGGCAACCATCCAAGCGTTGACAACGGGGGATATTGAAAAAGGTGTTGTTGATTTAGCCAAAATCTACGCAGCAAGCCAAGTAGGCGATTTAGTTTCTCAAGGTATTAACTGGGCGCTTCCTGTAGATACAAGCGCGGTGGCAAAAACAATTTTGACCGGAGCAGGTTCTAACGCGGTTGTTCAAGGGTTATACGGCAAGGATGTTGGTAAGGCGTTTGTTGATGGTGGTATCCAAGCGGGTGTAAATGCTGTTGCTGGATCAATCTCTGGTTTTGCTGATCTACCAAAACCCATACAAAAAGTATTTAATGCCGCTGTTACTACAAACTTACAAGGCAAGTCCGGTAAACAAATAGATGCCGCCACACTTCAAGCTGCTATTTCCGCTGGACTTGGCGCTGTTGCAAACGGTATTGACGCAAATGCAAAGATTCAAAAAGAGTTTGGCCGGGAGGCTACGGCTGAAGAGTTAAATAAATTTATTTGGTACACGGATAGAAGCGCCTTTAACAAAGAGTTTGATACTTTTGTAGCTGACACAAAAGCTAGTCAGACTCCCCCAACTCCTGAGCCACCTGTTACACCACCTGTTGAGCCCCCCAAAGAACCTGTTACGCCACCTGAGGAACCCGTTACCCCACCCGTTACGCCACCTGAGGAACCCGTTACACCGCCTGTTACACCGCCTGTTGAGCCGCCAAGCACTCTCCCAACAGAACCTACTTTGGATGATGAGCTTGAAGACCCCAATGCATGTGAACCCGGGTATCACTGGAACGGCAGTATGTGTGTTCCTGATGAGGATACGCCGCCAGAACCCACTGATTGCCCAGAAGGCTATCTTTATAACTTAGCGACTAAAACTTGTGAGCCGATCAATGACCCAAAACTCCCCCCTGTAAAACCGACAGTAAAGCCGCCAACAAAACCGCCGGTCACGCCGCCGGTCACGCCACCAGTAAAGCCGCCGGTAACACCGCCGCCAGCACAACCTGATCCACTTTCTTCAATTCTGAGTCAACAAGAAACTCCGGTGAGTTATCAAACGGTTGCGCCTGAACTGGCTAAAGTGTTCTATGGCGGGAAAGACTTTTCCAGTACGCCCCAGAAGCTAAATGAGCAAGGGCAGTTGGTGCAAAAGAACCCCCTGTTGGGTGGGGCTAAACCTCAAACGACATCTCCCCTTGCACTACAAGACGGATCAGAGGAAAATGACGTTACAAAGTTACTGTCGCAAGTCTTAGGCACTGAGGGTGACCAAAACTCACAGCAAGATTTTATGAACTATTTTGGAAGGGCTTGATATGGCTTATGTATACGACGAAAACGCTGGGGACTACGTCTATGTAGACGACATGTACAAGGACGCAGCGGATTTAAATACTGCTCTGGATGAAAATAAATATTCCACTGCAACGCAGATGGATGACTATTGGCAGAACGCGTACACGTTTGACCCAAAAACAGGTGAAATCAGGACAGATATTGATCCTATTACTGGCACTGCCAAAGACACCCCTGATTGGCTTAAATACTTAAATGCTGGGGGGGATAAGGCAAAAGCTCTTCTTTCAGGTAATTATGGGATGCCAGCACAGTTGGCTGGATATGCTGCCCTGGGCGCGGCAGCAAAGAAACTGGGGCTTGTCAATGATGGGCAGCAGGGTATTTATAAAGGATACGAAGGCGGTATACCTAGCCTAGTCGCTACCCGCCAACAAGTACCACTGGGTGACACCACAAATTACCGCCCAGGCCAAGGCGGGCGCACTTACTTCACGCCAACACAGTACGTGGCTCCCTCTGCGGCAAACGCGGCGCTAACAGGCCAACGCCAAGAAGCTCAAAACATTGCAGCCCAACAAGTGCCCGTAGCGCCTGTGGCCAAGGCGGCGGGCGGGGGAATCTCTGCGCTGGGTGGTTACTCAGACGGCGGGCGTATGCTCAAAGGCCCAGGGGATGGTGTATCTGACTCGATCCCTGCTACTATTGGGGGGAAGCAACCTGCTCGCCTTGCAGATGGGGAGTTTGTCATTCCTGCACGAATTGTTTCTGAGATCGGTAATGGTTCTTCTGAAGCAGGTGCGCGTAAGCTCTATGCAATGATGGACCGTATCCAGAACGCTCGCAAGAAGAGCATCAAAAACGTTGCTGCCAACACTAAGGCAGACAAATATCTTCCAAGATAAGGGGCAATCATGGCCGACACAGTAGCAGCACCGGGCACACAGGGCTCTCCTCAATCAAAAGGGACAAACACATCCACTCTTTCTGAGTGGGCTGGCCCATATGTAACGGGGATGCTGGGTAAAACTCAAGCCCTGGCGGAATCTCCTTACCAAACATATCAAGGCCCGCTGACTGCCGGCCCTGGGCAGATTCAACAAAACCTGTTCAGTGGTATTGGCGGCTTAACAGTACCTTCTAATATGGGGCAGAGCTTTACTAGTGCAGGGGCTCCTACCGCAGGGGCGGATGGGCAACCCATGGGTGGGACGGGTATGGCTGCACAGTACATGAACCCGTACTTGCAGAACGTGCTCAGCCCCCAACTGGACGAAATGCGTAGGCAAGCTCAGATCACTCAGACAGGTAACGCAGGTAAAGCGACTCAAGCTGGTGCGTTTGGTGGTGGTCGTCAGGCAATCATGGATGCTGAGACTCAACGCAACATGGGGATGGAGCAGAACAAAGCCATCGGTGCTGGGTACGCCAACGCGTTTGATATGGGTCGCCAGCAGTTCAACACTGAACAAGGACAAGGCCAGCAGCTTGCGGCATTGATGAGCAACATCGGTCAGCAACAGCAAGGAATTGAGCAGCAGGGTGTGACCGCTGACTATAACGAGTTCCTACAACAGCGCGACTACCCAATGAAACAGTTGCAGTTCCAACAGTCCATGCTGCAAGGTCTACCAATTTCTACAGTTGCAAATGTACCGCAAGGACAGTCTACCGCCCAGCAAGTTGTTGGTGGCGCTAAAGATGTAACCGCTTTGTTAAAACAACTGGGTGTAATTTAAGAGGTATTCACATGTCACTCGGATTAAGTCCCTTTAGAGCGCAAGCAAAGCTTGACGATTTACCAGCAACTCCGGAAGCCATTAAATATTTGATGGAACTGGTCAATGGGTCTAACCCAGAGATTCCGCCCTACATGGCGCTGGGCCGTCTGGAGCAGATGAAACATGAGATGGAGAAAGAAGCTCCTCAACCACCTCAAGGTACGGTAAAAGACAAGACCATGCAAGCGGCTGGGATCATGGCGCTACAAGGTGGTCAGCAACAGCAAGCCGCCCAACAAATGGCTCAGGCTGCGCCACAAATGGCTCAAGCCGCCCCGCAAAGCATGCCCGTCCCAGAGAACGTGCCCCAGCCCCAGATGCAACCTCAACCAGAAGAAGTGCAAACAGGTGCAGGTGGCGGGTTGATGCATGCTCGTGTTGATCCCCGCATGTTTAGTTTTGCTCCCGGCGGTATTGTCTCGTTTGCTGGAGAAGACCAAAGCTATGTAGACCTTGACAGGATACGGGCAGAGGCAGAAGAAGCCTCAAATAAACTGCGTACCTATGGGTTGCGGCAACGCAAAGAAGACCCCGAAGGATATGACGCAGCAGTAAAACGTGCAGAAGAAGCTAAGGCTGCAATACGGGCTAAAGAACGCGAAATTACTGGTGGTCCTGCTGGGGCCATGCGTCAATCAATGGGTGCGGGTCCTGCATTTGTTATTCCGCAAACCCCTGATCGCCCACCTACATCAACTGCTGAAGTTAATGCAGTAAGCAGTATTGGGGACCTCCCTGCTGGAGGTTCTGCGCCTCCTCCTCCTCCGCCTGCTGAAGGCTCCGCGCCTCCTCCTTCTGGTGGCCCACGCCCTCCTGCTGGGCCTCGTCCCGCAGGTAATGTTGGTATTGCCCAAGCCCTGCCGCCTGAACTTGAAGCGATGCGTCCAAAGACTGATCCGGACTATCTGAGGTTACTTGCTGACTCCCAAGGTGTTGCAAACGCTTATGGTCAAACAGTTGAAGCGCAACGAAAACGGGCTGAGCGTCCTCTGCTTGAGACTGCACAGGAAATGCAATTGCTTGATAAACAATTAGGCATTGGCAAATACGGCGATGAGTTGGAAAAGACCCGCACAGAACGTGCTAAGCGTTACGAAGAAACCAAAAAAGGTCGCAGCGAAAAAATAATTGACTCCATGCTCGACGCGTTTGTCACGCCCGGGGCAAGGGCTGGTGACATGTCTAAAGCGCGTAGTGCGCTAAAGCAGAAATACGAGGACGCTGATGAAGAGTTCTCTATGGCCCAAGAGAAAATGCAACTTGATCAGATGAAGTATCGTGAAGAGTTGGCTATGGGTAACCGAGACAAAGCTCTTGCTCTGCGATCAGACGCTGAAAAAGCTCTTACCACTATGGCAGGTAAGTTGGCTGAACTGAGACTTGGTACGTTTGAGCAGGCAATTGCCTACCTGAAGCATGGTGACAATAAAACCATGGACTTTAATAAAGCGGTGCTGGGCTTCAGGCAACACCAGCAAGACATGGCGCAAAGATACTCAGCGCAAAGAGAAGCAGCAAAAATGCGGCATCAAGACAAGCAGCAAGAGATCATGTTGCGGGGTCGGGCATTGGACATACAAGCGGCAGCGCACTTGTCTAAGCAATATAAACCGGACTACGACAAACTTGCCTCTGCAAAAGCTTTGCAACAAACTATGTACAGCACAGCTATAAAAAATAATGAGCTTGAAAAAGCAGACAAAATTGCTGAAACAATAATGGACATTGAAGAGAAGCAGTCTAAGCTGTTAGCGCCGTTGATGGCGATGCAAGCTAGTGGAATTGCAACCGCACCCGGCGCGGCTCCTCCAGCAAAAGGTGGCAAGACCATAGACTTCAACACCGGTAAAGAAACAAGGTAGTAAATGCCATACGCAATGCGTCTCCCTGACGGGACTAGGGTAGAAAACATTCCTGATGACGTCCCTTTTGAGGACGCGAAAAGACGCATTATTGAGATGCGGCCTGATCTTGCTCCCAAAGAGCGTTCTATTGGCGAGGCTACAAAAGACGTAGGGGCCAGCTTAGTCTCTGGCATCGGTTCGCTTACTCAATTGCCGGGTCAACTGTATGGGTTGGCTACGGGCAACATGGAACGCACAGGCACACTGGGTCTGGGCAAAGACATAGAAGAGTACGGGCAGTCCATGAAGTCAAAGGGTTTGCAAGCCCAAGAAGCCGCAAGAAGCAAAGCCATTGAGGAAGCGGAGAAGAAAGGTCAACTTCGCG